CAAAAGATAAAGAGCGTCCTGATGCGTAACCTCATGGACAACATGTACAACCAGAACTTTGGTCGGTACGCAGTCCTTGAAGGTCAAGCTAACCTGGATGATCTCCTTACACAAAGACCAGGCGGTGTAGTTAGAGTTAAGTCACCCAATGCTATCATGCCTCTGGCAACCCCACAGTTAGAGCAATCATCCTTCTCAATGCTCGACTATCTTGACAAACTGAGAGAGTCAAGAAGTGGTGTGAACAAGTTCAGTCAGGGCTTGAATGAGAATGCTTTAACATCACACACTACAGCTACCGCTGTGTCTGCAACAATGACAGCAGCGCAGTCAAGAGTAGAGTTGATTGCGAGATGCTTTGCGGAGACTGGTGTTAAAGACTTAATGAGAAATATCTACGAACTCGTTATGAAGAATCAGGATCACCAGAGAGTTGTGATGCTGAGAAACAAATGGGTTCCTGTCCGCCCCGATATGTGGCGTGATAAAATGGACTGTACTGTTTCCGTAGGTATAGGAAATGGTAATAGAGATCAACAACTTATGCACCTCACGACAATGTTATCGTTTGCCGGAGATGCCATGAGAGGTGGATTAAAGATCGTTAATGAGAAGAACATGTACAACATGGGAGCAGCCCTTGTTAAGAATATGGGTTTCCAGAATGTTGATGATTTTCTCACCGATCCAGAATCAGTACCACCAGAGCCTGATCCACGCGAACAGATGGAGCAGGCAGAACTACAACTGAAACAGAAAGAAATAGAAATAAAAGCTGCTCATATACAAGTCGAACAAATGAAAATCCAACAGAAAGCTGCCGAAGCACAGGTCGACGCGCAACTCAAAGTTGCAGAGTTAAAACTGGAAGCTGAACAAGGCAGAGGTGTAGCACTTGGATAAAGAACAAAGAGAAGCAAAAGCAAAAAATTTACTTTCTGACGAACTATTTAACGAAGCGTTTGATACGCTTTCAAAAGATATTATGGATGCCTGGGATCATACAGGAATCCACGATACCGAAGCCAGGGAAAACCTCTGGTTATCCTTACGACTCCTCGAACGGATACGCCTTCATCTAACCAGTATTATTGAAACTGGAGAGATGGCGAAGAAACTTGAGGAATATCAACTATAGGAGTAAGACATGGCGGACACTCAAACGAATCCCCAAGAAGTAGCACTAACCCCCGATCTTGATCCCAGCAGTATGGCTGCTGCTCAAGATGCAATCCTTGGATTACTAGACTCGAAAGAGCAACCTGACCAAGAGGAGCAACCGTCTGAAGAAACTGAAGACGTAGAGGTATCTGATGAAGCAACCGAAGAAGCTGAAGAAGTCGAAGAAGAAGAATCGGAAGTTGCTGATGATGATGACTCTGAAGAATCCGAGGAAGAAGAAGTTGAAGATGAGGACGAAACGGAATCCACGGTCTATACTGTAAAGGTAAACGGACAAGATGTGGAAGTCTCCGAAGACGAACTCATTAAAGGCTATTCTCGCCAACAGGATTATACTCAAAAAACACAGCAACTAGCTGAATACAAGAAGCAGATGGATGCTGCTGCCGGACAGATGCAGCAAGAAATCGCTCAGACTCAGCAAATGCGTGCTCAATACGTTGACGCTTTATCTACATCTATTGATGCTAACTATGCTCACCTCCAGCAGTTTGCTAATATTGACTGGGAACGGCTTAAAACTGAAAACCGCGAAGAGTACCTAACTAAGCGTGACGATTATCGTCAGGCCCAGGAAGGTATCGAGCAGTTGAAGGCACAAGCTGGTCAGGCTCAACAGCAGCAACAGCAGGAGATGCAGGTACAACACCAACAGATGTTACAGGAAGAACATTCTAAAATGGTAAGTATATTACCAGAATGGAATGATCCTAATACACAGAGAGCGATAGCAAAAACTATTTCAGAGTTCGCCTTAACTAAAGGTTATACTCAGGAAGAACTGTCGCAGTTGGTGGATCACCGCTCTATCCTTGTTCTTATGCAAGCAAAGGCTTATGAAGACATGACTCGTAAACAGCATGAGGTTCGTGCTAAGAAGGTCAAGAATAAGCCTAATGTTGTAAAGACTAAGGCCAAGAGAGCGAAAGGTGAAGCTAGTGCAAGCAAACGTAAAGAGAAAATGAAACGTCTCCAGACTACAGGCCACGTCGATGACGCAGCTTCGTTACTGGAAGATTTATTTAAATCTCAATAAAGGAGATAAATCATGGCTATTGCCACAAATACGTCACTGACTTATTCGTCAGTTGCGATAAGAGAAGATTTATCTGACGTGATTTATAATATCGCTCCTATGGATACGCCCTTTCTATCCGGCTGCGCTAAAATGAGTGCTGATAACACAAAGTTTGAGTGGCAAACGGATACCATAACAGCAGGTTCTGCTAATCGCCAGTTGGAAGGCGATGACTCACCTTCTGCTACGGCAAGAGTGCTTCCTACGCGACTTGATAATTACACCCAGATAAGTCGTTACATTGCCCAGACTTCAGGAACCGACGATGCAGTCGATTACGCAGGTCATGGCAAACATCAAGCCTATCAGTTAGCTAAACTCGGCAAACGTATGAAGAGAGACATGGAAGTCATGCTCACTCAGAATATCGTTAAAGCTGCTGGTGATGCTACGAATGGTAGGGCAACCGCTGGTGTACCTGCATGGATCAATACCGCTCATGTAGCGGGTGGTGCTAGTGGTTCACCGTCTGCTGGTTCGTTAGGTACTACAGCTATGGTCAATAATACATCGACCGCTGCCTGTACGGAAGCCAACATCAAAGCAACCATTAAGGAATGCTATGATGCTGGTGGACAGCCAGATATTATGTTAGTCCCGTCTGCCGTAAAGCAGACAATCTCTGGACTATCATCTAGTGCTGGTCCTGGCATCCCGGCTCGTAACCCCGTCTCTGGTAAGGGCGGTGCAACAGCTATAGCAGCTGTCGACATTTATGTTTCCGACTTTGGTACGTTTAAAATCGTTCCAGATCGAAACCTATCTGCTGACGGTCCTGGCTCAGTTGCTGCTAATGTTTTCTTCTTGGATATGGATTACTGGGGCGTTGCTTGGCTCAGACCTTTCCAGACTGTCACACTTGCTAAAACAGGTGACTCCGATAAGCAGATGCTTCTCGGTGAGTATGGGCTGGTTTCTAAGAACGAGAAAGCTAGCGGTATTCTGGCATCAGTAAGCTAACAAGGAAGGGGCGGGGAAACTCGCCCCTAACTTCATATGAAAGATAAAGATATTGAAACTGCTGTAAACAGGATGATAATAAAGGAGAAGAAGTCTTCCCCTAAAACATCTAAATCGAAAGAACCAACGGATGCTGCCGGGTGGTTAAGGAAGGCTTATGTTGATGCCGATCCTGCCGATGGCGCACCTAAAGTGGGGAACATGGGTTATGTCTAGGCATATTCTTGATAACGATCCTGTACGCCGTACAGAAATACAGTTTGATTCAAGTGATTCATCGTTTAACTTTAAAACTACACAGAATGCTGATGCTATTCTTGAAGGAAACAAGGCTAAGTACAACGCATATGGAGATAAGTTGTCTCTCGGTAAGAGGGGAGAGTGGCATCATACTGCCTCTATTCCCATTACAGTATGGGAGAAGTGGTTAAAGGATTCAAACGGTGCTGTTGCAAAAGACACTAAACTTTTGGCTGCTTACCTTAATACCCCGATTACAAGTATTTCAAAGTAGCCCCAACTAACCTATAAGGTAAAAGATATGACTGACATTAGCAATGTTTTTAGACCCCGGACGACCCATACGTTATCTGTAACTACATCCAGTGGCTCAACCGCAACATCTGCATTTGGAGCGCAAACACAGACAGTTATGGTAACTACAACCGCTGCTTGTTTTATTGCCTTTGATCCAGATCGTCCTGCCACGACATCCTCAACTTATATCGCAGCTGGAACACCTTACTTGTTTCAAGTAGAAGGAGGCAATATGTGTTCAGCGATTACAGGGACAAGCACAGCGACTTGTTACATTACTGAACTGACTAGATGAGACAAGTTGCTATTGTGGGCTTATCTAGTTCTACCCACGATGACGCTCCATACGAAGACCCTAACTGGGAGTTATGGGGATTGCCTTGGGATGAGGATCGGTGGCCTTACTTTGACAGGTACTTTGAAATCCATCCGCTTGAACTTCTACGAAAACCAGAGGCGAGGCGGAGGCTGGGTTACGAGGACCGACTGAAAACGCTGGACGCTCCACTGTATATGCAGACTACCTACGATGACATACCCAATGCAATAAGATATCCTATTGAACGGGTAGTGGAACAGCTTGGTCTGGATTATTTTAACTCATCCATATCCTATCTTATGGGTCTGGCAATAGCTGAAGGAGCAAGGAAGATTGGCATCTGGGGAGTAGACATGGCTGATATCGAACCTACTCCTGGCGACCCATCTTATATCTCCGAGTTTGCCTACCAACGACCGAACATGGAATATCTTATCGGGTTTGCCCGTGGCAGAGGAATCGAAGTCTATATCCCACCTGAATCTCCACTAGCAAAGTTTCATGGAGAGGGTATCCCTTTAGGGGTAATGTACCCATCGTATCCCCAGCGTTATGGATACTTAGCTTTACACTAAGAGAGATTAAATGGCTATTTCAACATATAGTGAACTTCAGACTGCTGCTGCCAACTGGTTAGACAGGGATGATCTGACAAATAGGATAACAGAGTTCATAGCTTTGTCGGAAGCGACATTCAACAGAGTGTTGCGTATTCGTGCTATGGAAACTACCGCAGCTGACACTACACCCAGCGGATCAAAGGAAGATGCACTCCCTGCTGGTTATCTCCAGATGCGTGAAATACATCTCACGACTACTCCTGTAGTCTCTCTAGCATACATTACCCCAGAGATAATGTACAGGATAAGGGCTGGCAGTACCAGTGGTAAACCAAACAGTTACACTATAGTTGGTGATAATATACTCTTCGGTCCGACACCAGACAGTGCGTATGCTTATAGTATAACTTATTATAAGGCATTCGATGCACTCAGTGATGCTGCACCAACAAACTGGCTGATGACAAACGCGCCTGATCTTTACCTATATGGTACGCTCCTTCAAGCCGAACCATTCCTAATGAATGATGAAAGGATACCACTATGGGAGAGAGCGGTACGTCAGGTTATAAATGATCTACAGCAGCAGGATGACAAAGACAGGCATTCAGGCTCTGAAATGAGAGTAATGAATACTTCTGGATACTATTGAGGAATAAGGCATGGGACTAGAAACAGGTAATTATATAAGCGCACTCGTTAAAACGAATCCGCTTTCCAGTGATAATGTCAGTGAAGGTGACGATCATCTGCAACTTATCAAGAAAATTCTCAAACAGAATTTCCCAGTAGGTACGGATAGTGTAGGACCAGATCAGGCAGTACAGGTTCTTATAGCTAAATCGTCTGCACCTACTGTAGACACCAGCGCATCTGGTCATGCAGCCAGAGCGATGGGCTTACTATGGCTGGACACAACCAACAATGTACTGAAGATAAGGAATCAGGCTAACGATGCGTGGGTTACTTTAGCTGTTGATCCAGAGACATCTAACTCTGTAGATGTTAATGCGGGTACAGTAGATGGTGCAGTGATCGGTGGTGCTACTCCTGCTGCTATAACTGGTACTACTGTAGTTGCTAACACAAGTGTCAACATAGCTGGTGATGGCGCAACAGTTACGGGTATAAAAGATGAGGATGACATGTCCTCTGACTCGGCTGTTAAACTCTCTACGCAACAGTCAATCAAGGCATATGTTGATGCTCAAGTTACGGCACAAGATTTGGACCTCACCTCCGATAGTGGCACTATTGATATTGATCTCGACTCTGATACTCTCACAGTGGCTGGGGGATCGGGCCTTGATACTTCGGCGACAGGCACTACGGTTACGGTCAATGTTACGGATGAGGGAGTAACCAATGCAAAGTTAGCGCATATGGCGGCTAACACTGTTAAGGTAAGAAACGCTAACTCTTCTGGCGACCCATCTGATTTAGCATTAGCTACTACAGAAATACTAATTGGTGATGGGACAGGATTCACCACTGCTGCATTGTCTGGTGATGCCACCATGACGAATGCTGGTGCTGTATCTGTTGTAAAGATACAGGGTCAGGCTGTCAGCGCAACAGCAGCAACTGATGAC